ACGAAAGTCCAATGGTTTAAAGCACCATCCCGAATATTAAGCTTTTGACTTCAGGTATTTAACTATCCACCAGTCGGCTATTCCTAAATCCGAATTCTTCTGTTGAGATTTAGTATAGCCTAAGAAGTCTGGCATGTGTTCGGTAGCTTCCTGAGCAATAGTCTGAATATTGTCCAGAAAACCTGGGATATCAATTCCCAGACGGAATTTATCCCTTTTCATGCAAAACTCTGCAAATTCGTCACGGAGAGGATGATACTTCACATTCTCTATAATAGATAATTGGCGCAGAGCTACCATCTTTGGACCCCACTCTTCTGGGTCGTAATATCTTTCTTGTTCAGCCAGCCTACCTAAAGCACGATAGGTTGAGTAAACACCGGCGCATACTCCGTTTATGCGGTAATCCTTATGGTGCCAGCGGCGGAGATACACGCAATCCTGTTTGCTCGCATACTGTTTGCTGGCATTCATCTCTAGCCCATGAGCAGTATACGAATGCACTACATCCTCCACAGATATGCCAGGGTATGTGAGTACGCCATCATCACCTAGGCACTGTGAATTCAGGTTTAATCTTTGTCCCGCATGTTGAGCCGCTTCATATTGTAAAGCTCTGTGAGCCAGCGTCTCATCCGCATTAGTGCCTCCGGAACCTGAGGCCATCCCGTGCTTACCGGTTCTGATCTTACCGAAATCGTACGCTAGAGGAATATCGTACTTCACGGGGAAAATATCTCGCAACCACCAGTCCATCTTCTCGCTATTCTTACCACGAGTAAAGATTTCACGCAACAGAACGTAGGCTACTGACTGCAGGCGCGAGTTAAAGTGTTGGTCAAATTTGGAAAAATCAGTACAAACTACCAAGTCATCTGCACCCTTCGTATCAAACATACGAGTGATACGCTCGTCAACAGACTCCATGCTAACCCAAGCAGGAACCAGATTAGCGCTTTGACACGCTTCAATCAGCGGCTGGTAGACTTGTAATTCACATATGTTGACGGCAAAGGGAAACATCCAAACAACCCTTTGTTTAACGTCGTCCATAGTGGGGCCGCCTTCCTGACCACGCCAACCAAGTATGGCACAAGCATTAAAAGCACTCTGCCATGTTTCGGACTGTGGTAAAGCTTGATGTAAGTAAGCAAACCTCTTAGCGCCCAGATACTGCACATAGTGACTATCCGAGCCCAAAACGTTGCAGTACATGGTCTTGTTTACCACATTCCTACGTTTGGTGAAGTAAGGTGAGCCAGAATTGGTCGACTTCTTCATCATGCGTACAGTATCAGACTGTCTACGCACTTGCAATCCGCGGATAGATGCAAATTCAGCTAACACAGCTTTGACCGCGCGTGTGTCAACTGGATCTGATGACAGGAGAATGTCATCATAGTAATGATCAATGTCCTCCATCCTCTCAGACAAAGGTTTCATGATGGACATTGGTCCGACCTTTTCCCGCAGGTCGTTTTCAAAATCCACAAGAGTAGGCCACGCGTCAGATAACTGGTTTAACGTGGGTTCCCAATCTTTGAGGATTTTCCCAAGACTATCCCCTCTTGCGAAGGTCGTCCTGTACTCATCAGGTTGTCCTCTTCTGACATTGTCAAAATAAGACCTCAAACCTGGATTTGGAAGATTAAAGCAATCTTCAAACTTGATTTCGTTATTTTTAGGCATAACGTAACCTCCTTTCATTTAGATTTTGGAAGGACATCCTAATGGATGTGCTTTCCAACTAGCTTCCAATACATGGTAGCTAGATTCCAGTTCTTAGATTCTAAGAACAGAAGAATTTTGTTACTTAAAGTGTCTAAGCTCATGTTAGAC